ATGGTTATGTAAGATAGGCAATGAGTTCTACACAGCTAAGTATATGTTTACTGTTGACTACACAGACAGTGACATAGCAGATGATCCAGCTCAACATAAACAATCACACGTGATGTATTTGTTGGATGCAGGAAAATGGACAGGCAATATTGTTGCCTTACCAAATAATAGAGTTAGAGCTACAAGTCCTGCTCTATGGGTTACAGGAGAAGGAGCACCTGATTTTGCACCGTCACAGTGGACACATTCAGCAGAGTCACATGAATCTTACCTAGACCCTTACACAACATTTAATAATTTATATGAGGATAACAGTGGCAGTAGCAAAAAGAAAAACAAAGACAAAATCAAAAAGTAAAGTTAATGAAGCTGGTAATTATACTAAGCCTGCCTTACGCAAAAGAATATTCAACAGAATAAAAGCCGGTGGCAAAGGTGGTGCTCCGGGTCAATGGTCAGCGAGAAAAGCACAGATGTTAGCAAAAGCCTACAAAGCAGCAGGTGGAGGATATCGTGGATAAAGAAAAGTGTGAAACTTGCAAGTGTTATGAGTGTGACTGCGAAGAATGTAATTGTGAATGTCACGAAGAACAAGAGGTACATGGAGTACCTGTATAATAAATGATTGAGTTTGTGTTAGTGTTTATGATGGGATTAAGAGTAGTAGACCAAACACAAACCTTTGAAGACATAGATAGATGCTTGTACTTTGCAGAGAGACTACACAAGCAACCATCAGTACCACAGTTGGAAGGAGCTAATCTACAGATAACAGCTTACTGTAAACCTAGAAGGAAAAGATAATGGACCCCGTAACTATATCACTGGCTGTAGGTGTTGCAAGTAAAGCATTTTCTGCTATTAAGCAAGGATTTGCAGTAGGGCGAGACATAGAGCAAATGTCAGGAGACATTGGCAGATGGATGGGAGCAGTTAGTGATGTTGATAATGCTGAGAAACAAGCTAAGAACCCACCTCTTTTTGGTAAACTTTTTAAAGCAGGTTCTATTGAAGAAGCCGCAATGGCAGCCTACGCAGCTAAGAAGAAACTTGAAGAACAAAGATATGAACTAAAAATGTTTTTAAACATGACTCATGGTCCTCAAGCATATGATGAATTATTGCAGATGGAAGGTCAGATAAGAAAACAAAGACAACAAACAATATATAAGCAACAACAACTTAGAAGACAAGTAGGTGAAGGTATAGGATGGGTATTCTTAATTTTAGTTGCAGGTGGATTTTTATTATTACTAGCAAGTATATTTTCCACTAAAGCCTATGGAGATAATTATAAGTACGTACCTAAACCCTTAACTAAACAACAGATGATACATCAAGGCAAGATTAAAAAGAAAAAGTATACAACTTGCAGATTAAAAAAAATAATTAAATCAAAATACACAAATAAACAGGCTTGTATATATTTGGGTGGAAATAAAACATATACATTAATGTATGAAGCTAATTGTCCTAAACAGTATAAATGTGTTTACAATCCTAACAGCAAAGAACCTAACATAGATAATGTTATGGAAAGTTTAAGAAGTATAGGTAAGAAGTGACACCATGTATAGGCATCTGCACGTTGCAAGAGAATGTCTGCATAGGATGCCACAGAACAATAGAAGAAATTAAGGAAGCATATGAAAGCACCACAAAGGTCATTAGCAAATTGGACAAAACAAAAGTGGAGAACTAAGAGTGGCAAACCTAGTACACAAGGGTCAAAAGCTACCGGTGAGCGTTATCTCCCTGAAAGGGCGATCCAAGCTTTATCTAGTTCTGAATACGCCGCCAGTTCGGCTGCTAAACGCAAAGCAACTAGAGCAGGTAAACAAGTATCTAAACAGCCCAAAAAGATTGCTAGAAAAACGGCGAGATTTAGATGAAAAAAGGAAACGTGATGCAGTTGAACGTAGCAAGAATCTATCTAACTCTGGCAAAACCATTTCTAAGGATTGGCAATCATCTTATGAACATGCACGTAAAGGCTCTAAGAAGAAGACAACTAAAAGACGGTTATAGGAGATTATAATGGACAACATGATATTAGATGCGTGGAATGAACTTAGTTATGCTGAAGGTATTTTATTTACAGTGTGGCTATTTGTTTTATACTACGGTAAAGTGTGGGTTGATAGCAAATTTAAACAAAAGGAATGTACATGTTTACGGCGTTAATAGGACCTATAGCAAACCTAGCTAGTTCATGGATGAGCAGTAAGGTAGAGAAGGTCAAAGCCGATGGTCAAGCTAAAGTTGCCCAAGCTAAAGCTAAAGCAGCAGTAGCAGAGAAAGTGGCTACAGGCGAAGTGCAGTGGGAGAAATCTATGGCAGATGCTACAGATGGAAGCTGGAAAGATGAATTTGCCTTGATTGTTTTATTATTACCTGCTATACTAGTGTTTATTCCTAGCATGACAGAATATGTTAGAATAGGCTTTGAAGTATTAAATACATTACCTGAGTGGTATCAGTATTTACTGTTTATAGCAATTAGTGCATCCTTTGGAATAAAAGGTGCAGGACAAGCGATGAAAATTATAGGTAAGAAATGAACTTAGTAACATTACAAGATGAGATAGCTAATGATGAAGGTGTGGTATATAAAACCTATCATTGTTCCCTTGGACATTTAACCGGAGGAATAGGACACCTAATTACGGAATGGGATGAAGAGTTTTACGAACAGCCTGTAGGAACAAAAGTATCACATGAACAAATAAATGATTGGTTCACTAAAGACATAGCAGTTACAATAAGCGACTGTAAGATTATATTTGATAACTTTGATAGTCTACCTGAAGAAGCACAACTAGTCATAGCAAATATGTGTTTTCAATTAGGCAGACCTAGATTATCTAAATTTAAGAATTTTATTGCTGCAGTTAAAGATGAAGATTGGCAACGTGCAGGCGATGAGATGCAAGACAGTAGATGGTATAAGCAAACAACTAACAGAGCAGATAGGCTTATAGCACGTATTACTAAATTAGGAGTACCAATGTAATGTCAGCATCAGATAACAAAATGATTACTGCCATAGCTAAGATGTATCCAAAGCTTAATAAAGCTCAGATTACGGCATTTGTAAAGAAGAAGAAAAAGCCTGTTACTATAGCAAGTGTTACAAAAGTTAAAGTAGGTGTAGTACCCGCTAAGAAAAAAACAAAAAAGAAGAAAGCATAATGGCAAAAGAATTAACAGAAAAGCAACAGAAGTTTTTAGATGTACTGTTTGATGAGGCAAATGGGGATGTTACACAGGCGAAACTACTCGCAGGCTACGCACCTACCAGTTCCACGTCAGACATCGTCAGAGGCATCAAGGAGGAGGTTCTAGAGGCTACTCAGATGTTCATGGCACGTAATGCTCCACGAGCAGCTGTTGCAATGGTTAGTGGAATCAACGACCCTACAGAGTTGGGTATGAGAGAAAAGATGACTGCAGCAAAAGAATTACTTGATAGGACAGGTCTAGTGAAGACAGAGAAGATGCAAGTAGAGTCTACAGGTGGTGTCATGCTTATGCCAGTCAAGAACATGCCACAAGATGATGACTAAGATATTAGATAGATTAGTTAAACAACTTAAAGCCAAAGGCAAGTCAGAAAAAGTAGCATATGCTATAGCAGTGTCACAGTTACAAAAAAGTAAGAACTTAAAAAAGAATAGTACTAAGCCTACAGCAAAAGGTATAAAACAAGGGAACAAGACTCCTAGTGAAAGAGCTAAATTAAGACAGGCAAAGTACACTAACAAAAAAGTTTCAGACTTTAAATATAACAAAAAAAATAATAGAGCAACACTAAAAGCATGAATAACAGAAGTATAGGAACTTGGGAATTACCCCAACCAACAGATTTAAAAGAAGATGATGAGTGGATTAAAATACCACGTATAGCTAGAACAGTACCTTTTGGTTACATACAAGATGAACAAGACCCTGAGACACTTAATCCTATAAAAGACGAACTAGATAAACTAGAAATGGCTAGAAAATATGTGAAGCAGTATTCCTATCGCCAAGTAGCTAATTGGCTATCAAAGCAAACAGATAGATATATTTCACATGTAGGACTCAGAAAAAGGTTACAGAATGAAAAAAGACGTAAGAACCAAGCTAGAAGCCTACGCAAGTGGGCAGAGTATGCAGAAGCGGCGATCTCCAAAGCGAAAGAAATTGAGCAAGAAAGAACCGGTGCAAAAGCCTACTCTTGAGTCTAAAGTCCAAGAAGTTGAACGTATAACAGAAATACCTATTGAGCAGAAGCACAATATTATTTTTAAACCCAACGAAGGACCTCAGACAGAGTTTTTAGCAGCAGGTGAAAGAGAAGTACTATATGGTGGTTCAGCAGGTGGTGGCAAGAGTTATGCCATGTTAGCAGACCCATTGAGATATATGAGTCACCCATCATTTAGTGGACTACTACTAAGACACACGACAGAAGAATTAAGAGAGTTGATATTTAAGTCTCAGGAAATATATCCAAAGATTATTCCGGGAATTAAATGGTCAGAAAGAAAGATGCAGTGGGTTGCACCGTCAGGTGCTAGGTTGTGGATGTCTTATTTAGATAGAGATGACGATGTACTAAGGTATCAAGGTTTAGCTTTTAGTTGGATAGGCTTTGATGAGTTAACACAGTGGGCAACACCATACGCATGGAATTATATGCGTTCTAGATTGAGGTCAGTCGCAAAAGACTTACCAATATTTATGAGAGCAACAACAAATCCGGGAGGCAGGGGTCATCATTGGGTTAAAAAAATGTTTATTGACCCAGCTCCATACGGAAACTCATTTGATGCTACAGACATTGAAACAACAGAAGTCCTTAAATATCCGGCAGGACATGCGAAGGCTGGAAGATCATTATTCAAAAGGAGATTTATCCCTGCACGATTATCAGACAATCCTTATCTTGCAGAGCAGGGGGATTACGAAGCCATGCTCTTATCATTACCTGAACAGCAACGAAGGCAATTATTGGATGGCGATTGGGATATTAAGGAAGGTGCTGCTTTCACTGAGTTTGATAGGAATGTGCACGTTATTGAGCCTTATGATGTACCACATAATTGGGTTAAGTTTAGAGCTTGTGATTACGGTTATGGTAGTAAGTCTGGTGTCCTTTGGTTTGCTGTATCGCCATCTGAACAACTTATTGTCTACAGAGAATTATACGTTAGCAAAGTCCTTGCCACAGATTTGGCAGATATGATATTAGACTTAGAAGACGGAGATGGTGGCATAAGATATGGAGTATTAGATAGCTCCTTATGGCACAAGAGAGGAGACACAGGTCCTTCTCTAGCAGAACAAATGATTATGAGGGGTTGTCGTTGGAGACCATCAGACAGAAGTAAAGGTAGTCGTGTAGCAGGTAAGAACGAGATACACAGACGTTTACAGATAGATGAGTTTACAGAAGAACCGAGACTAGTATTTTTTAACACGTGTAGTAATACTACAGCACAATTACCATCTATTCCACTAGATAAGAAAAACCCAGAGGATGTAGATACTTTAGCTGAAGACCACTTGTATGATGCATTAAGATATGGTATAATGTCAAGACCAAGATTTAGCTTATTTGATTACGACCCAAGAGGTGTACCAACACACTCTATGCCAATGGCAGATTCTACATTTGGATATTAAGGATATAATATGGATGAAAATGATGAAATAATAGTAGAGAGTGAAGCAGTATCTCTAGAAGATTCTGAAGACACTACTACTACGGACACTAAGACAGCAAATATAATTCCATTTATAATGGAGAGATACAATCGTGCAGACGATTACAGAGAACAAGATGAACAGAGATGGCTAAGAGCCTACCGTAATTATAGAGGTTTGTATGGTTCTGATGTACAATTTACAGAAGCAGAAAAGTCTCGTGTATTTATTAAAGTAACTAAGACTAAAACATTAGCAGCCTATGGGCAAATTGTTGATGTTTTATTTGCTAACAATAGATTTCCGTTGAGTGTAGACCCTACGGAACTACCAGAAGGAGTAGCGAAAGATGTTAGTTTTGATCCTAAAGAACCTGAAGAACTTCGTGGAAGCACTAGTTTATCAACCTCACCTTATGGCTTTAAAGGAGATGGTAAAGACTTACCTAAAGGTGCTACTGCAAAAACTTTGGAAGGTATGCTTGGTCCTTTGGAGGACAAGCTTAAAGATATTGACAGTCTTAAAGCAGAGGTTGGTAAAACTCCCACAGCAATTACGTTCAGTCCTGCGATGGTTGCGGCGAAAAATATGGAAAAGAAAATCCACGACCAACTAGAAGAATCAGGAGCAAGTAAGCACTTACGTAGTACAGCATTTGAAATGGCTTTATTTGGTACAGGTGTTATGAAAGGTCCTTTTGCAGTTGATAAAGAATATCCTAGTTGGGATGACGAAGGCGATTATGACCCAACAATTAAAACTGTACCTCAAGTATCTCATGTATCTGTTTGGAATTTTTATCCAGACCCTGATGCTAACAACATGGATGAAGCACAGTTTGTTATTGAGAGACATAAGATGTCACGTTCTCAACTACGAGCACTAAAGAAAAGACCTCACTTTAGAAGTGAAGTTATTGAAGCTGCTATAGCAGAGGGTGAAGATTACACAAGAGAATCTTGGGAAGACGATTTATCTGATTATGCACCTGAACATGGTGTAGACAGATTTGAAGTTCTTGAGTATTGGGGTATGTGTGACATAGACATGTTACTAGAACAAGAAGTAGACATACCTAAAGATTTACAAAGCTTAGATGAGTTGCAAGTTAATGTGTGGATATGCAATGGCAAATTAATAAGAATGGTTCTTAATCCTTTCAAACCATCAACAATTCCATACATGGCTGCACCATATGAATTGAATCCTTATTCATTCTTTGGTGTTGGTATAGCTGAAAACATGGATGATACACAGACACTTATGAATGGTTTTATGAGAATGTCTGTGGACAACGCAGTGTTATCAGGTAATCTGCTCATAGAAGTAGACGAGACTAACTTAGTTCCCGGACAAGACTTATCAGTGTATCCGGGTAAAGTGTTTAGAAGACAAGGTGGTGCTCCGGGTCAAGCTATCTTTGGCACAAAGTTTCCTAATGTCTCACAAGAGAATTTACAGTTGTTTGATAAGGCTAGACAACTTGCAGACGAAAGTACTGGACTGCCATCATTTGCACATGGACAGACTGGTGTATCAGGAGTAGGTAGAACTGCTAGTGGTATATCTATGTTAATGAACGCAGCAAGTGGCAGTGTTAAAACTGTTATCAAGAACGTAGATGATTATTTACTTAAACCATTAGGTGAAGGTTTGTTTAGGTTTAATATGCAGTTTGACTTTGACAAAAGCTTAAAGGGTGATTTAGAAGTTAAGGCTAGAGGTACTGAAAGCTTGATGGCTAACGAAGTACGTAGTCAAAGACTTATGCAGTTCTTACAAGTTGCATCTAATCCAGCTCTTGCACCTTTTGCTAAGTTTCAGTATGTTATCAGAGAGATTGCAAAAGCAATGGACTTAGACCCTGATAAGGTTACAAATAATATGGATGAGGCTGCACTACAAGCAGAACTTATGAAACAATTCCAAGCACCCCTAGACAATCAGCAACAACAGCAACAACCACCTGCAGGCACAGACCCTATGGACCCCACAGGGGCAGGTGGAGCAACTATTGGAACTGGAGTAGCACCAACTCCGGGAGAACAAGGATTTACAGGAACACCTCAGAATGGACAACAACAACAACCACAGCAACAAGCAACAAATACTCAGCAACCTCAAGCCGATGGTCAGCAATCTCCATCTAATGAACAGCTTCAATGATTACGTTGAGTATTTAATAAGTCAGCAACACAAGTTGTTAGAACAAACAGACGATACTATTATAATGCATAGAGCACAAGGTGCTGTTACACTATTACGCAGACTAAAGAAACTTAGGGATGAAGTAAACTCAAACAATGGCTGATTTAAATGAACAAATGACTAGCTTATTAGAGACAGAAGAGTTACCTTATGCAGACGATGCAACGGCTGCTACAGACTATATAACAAAACCTTTTGCAAGACAGACACGTAAATATGCAAGTAGTCCTAGTAAGCCTTTCAATCCTATAGAATCTCAAGCATTATTAGAATCCTATAAACCTGAAATAAAAGAAGCAAGACAAGAAGCTAAATTTCAAGAAAATAAAGAGACAGCTAAGTCTATAGGCACTGGTTTGGCTACAGGTATTTTTGGTTTACCTTCTGATGTACTAGAGGGTGTTAACTTTGTAAATGATTACCTAGCTGAGAAGGGTAGTCCTAAAGCATTGTTATTTAAAGATGCTATAAATGAAGTAAGAGAAAAATTTGGTAGAGATGCTTTTGATAAAAAATTTACTGAAATTACAGGTGTAAAATCTGATGCTTCTAATATAGACCAAATAGTAGGAGAGATATTATCTCCTGCAGGTGCTTTTGTAGCAACAGCAAAAGGTGGTATAAAGGCAACTCAAGGTGCTATAAAGTTATATGACTTCTTAAAAGACAAAATGATATTCCAAACTAAGTTATTAAGAGGTGATGTTCCTCCGGGTGGAGCTACTCAACTAGTCACAGGAAATGTAGACAACACAGCTACTCAAATGGGTAATATAAATCAAATAAAGAATAAAGAGATAGCTGCCGCAGCAGTAGATGCAGCAAAAACAACTAAAACAGTTAACAGTGGAGAACCTAATCAACCTATTATAAATTTAAGTGAGATAGGACCTAAAACTCCTGATGGTCTTGCGGCATCTAAAACATATGAAAAACTTGAAACAGATGCGATGGGTGGCAGTTATAGTGAAGAAAAATACAAAAATTTATCTCTTGATAAAAAAGATAAACTATACAGAGAAACTGGTGTTTATAGAGGACAAGATGGCAAGCTAAGATACAAGATACCTACTGCTGACTTTCAATTTAATGAAGGGTATTTAAAAGACCTTGGTGTTATAGATGGTGGTTTTAATTCTAAGAACATACCTGCAGAGGGAATTACCTTAGAGCAAATGCTAAATGCTAAAGATTTATATAGAAACTACGCAAGTGTTGCATCTAATGGTGATTATGGATTATTAAAAGATATAAGAGTTAAAAATTTTGATTCTTACATAAAAGAAAATAAACTAAGTCCAGAAGATGCGATGACTGAGCTTGATGGTACTCAAGCTATATATAGTAGACATGAGGGTGGAGAAACAATTTATGTCAGAGGAGGTTTAAAATCTAACGTAAGAGACGATCTTCTGCACGAAATTCAACATGCTATTCAACACAGAGAAGGTTTTAATGCAGGTAGTTCGCCAAATAGATTTTTGACAGATATGAGTACCGAGCTTGGGCAAAGATATAAAAACACATTACAAAATGTTTACACAGAAAAAAGAAATGCCCTTTCTACTTTTGAGCAAACTGTAGTAGATGGCAAAAGAACTAATCTAGATTTTTTACAAAACAAGGAGTTGTTTGAATCTGTTACAGATAAATTAGTAAAAAGAGAATATACTACATTACTTGAAACCTATAATAAAACTAATGTTGATGGATATTTTGATGAGTTGCCTGCTGGTATTAGATATTTACAAAGAAAAGATATGTTAGTAGACCCTCCAATGATTGTTAGAGGAGAATCTAGACCTTTTGTTTATCAAGGCTATGATACAAGAAATGTTAAATTTAATGACAACGAAAGAAATTTAGCTAATATACTGTCGGACAATCCGAGTTTTCAAGAGTATATAAGGGAACGTATTATTGTAGAGCATAAAGCTAGGAATTTAAAGTTGATGGAAGCTGTAGCACATAAAGACTATGTAAAAGTTCCGGGTGAAGTACAAGCTAGAAAAATAGTAGAGGATGATATAGCCTATAGAAAAATAATAAAACAGTTGCAAGATGAAGGTAGACCAATTCCAACTGATCCAAAAGAAAGAGACGAACTTATTCAAAGAATATTTAGACGTACAATGAATCCTAGTGAAAAAGGTGTATTACAAGGACAAAGTGTAAAAGTAGATTCTGGTGGTAATACTACGAGTCCAATAAGAGCAGGAGAGGAACAATAATATGCCAAATTTAGAGAAGAGACCGGAAAAAGATATTGGAGATGTTAAAAACATCAGAGACCTAGTTAATGCTGGAATTGGTAGTGGTGAATTAAGTAAACTAGCTGGAAATTTATCTGATGATGAATTAAATTTTATAGTTAAAACTTTAATGGGAGCTAAACAAGCAAAAGCTAAAGGTGGTAACATATCTAACCAAATGGAAATGTTTGAAGATGGTGGACTCAAAGATGAGGGTAACACAATAGACCCTGTATCAGGTAATGATGTTCCTCCGGGTTCAACACAAGAAGAAGTTAGAGATGACATACCAGCACAA